AATACAATATGTCTGGAGCTGTAGCCGCTCATGCTGCTTATAACGGAAGTGGTACTCAGGGTCTCGCCGTTACTAACAAGATTCAGGATCAGGAAGGCGACGTAATGTCGGTCTTCTGGAACAAGAATGACACTACTCGCCAGCTACTTCACGGTTCTACTATTCTAGAGGTCCCAGCCAGTGGTGGTTCGGGAAATGTATCGAACTGGAAAAGCACTCAGATTTTTGACATCAATAATGACATAGATTGCCTCGGAGATATGTATCTTGAAATTTCTCTTGACGGTTCGAAGATCACTCCAGACAATACAAAGAAGTTTGAGTTTAAACCTCAGACTATTGCCTCTTTCATTCAGCGTGTTGAATTTCAGGTAGGTACTCAGATCTGGCAAACTCTTGAAAATCAGGACATTATGGCCCTTGCTGCCACTGAAATGTCTGAAGGTGTATACAACGAATTTTGTAATCAGGTTTCTGGTAGATTTTTAATGGATGGTACTAATCTTCTCACTAATTACGCCGACGGTTATTTTACGGATGCAAAAGTTGATACGGGTGGCCTCACACAGTACCACGACAGGGTTGCTTACGTTCCGCTCAAGATGTTCACAAAGAGCGTTATCCCAGAACTACAGCACTATAGCGAAAAGGTCGAAGGTGGTTACCTAATGGCCGCCGCCCCAAATCAACAGGTTAAAATCAAGGTTTTTATATCTGATCAACCGTCATATGGCAGCGCCGACAACATATTAACTGACAGCAATTTGGATATCAATATACGTCTATACGCTAAGAATATTGTTATGTGCAACGAGGAACGCGAGCAGATGAAGGCGATGCCCCTGGGCATTCCTAAGCGTATAAAAACTACGCAAAACACCCTCGAGAATGTCTCGTCAAAGAAAGGTGTTCAAGTTATAGACATTGATCACTTTTCGCTTTATACTTCGCATTTGCTAATCACTTTCCCAAAGAGTTTGTACAAGGAGATCGCTGGTGTAGAACTCCTTCTTAACTCGAGCTCTTTCTCGGGCGAGCTTCCAATATCTCTTCTCGAGATTATTTCTTCTTCGATGAACTTATATAATAACAACTACGTCGTAAACGGTGAAGATATCGATTCATACGATACTATTGTATTTCCTCTTGCTTCCCGGGCTTACTCGGGTTCCGCTGTCCCATTAAACCGTTTCGACAATATCCGTCTAAAGATTCGTCTTAACTCTGAAAATCTTAGTGGTCAATTTAATGTAACCTGTGTAGGTGAGACCACTGCTCTTTACAAGGGTGGTGCTGCTTCGCTTGCTATGTACTAAATAAATTAACTGAAATGAAATGTATAAAGAACTAATTTTAATTTTATTACGTATTAAATTTAAAATTATTTTCTTTTATATATTTAAATAAATACAATATGTCTGGAGCTGTAGCCGCTCATGCTGCTTATAACGGAAGTGGTACCCAGGGTCTCGCCGTTACTAACAAGATTCAGGATCAGGAAGGTGACGTAATGTCGGTCTTCTGGAACAAGAATGACACTACTCGCCAGTTACTTCACGGTTCTACTATTCTAGAGGTTCCAGCCAGTGGCAACAACGGCAACGTTGATTTTGGTGGTTCAAAGATTTTCACAATTAATAATGATATCGACTGTCTTGGTGAATTATATCTCAACATGAAGGTTAATATTAAGAATACTTTTACGAATCATACGGGTCTTGTAAATTTAGCCAATGGGTCGGTGACTGGCGGGCAAGTCGCGCAGTTTGGCTCTGGAAGTGCTAATTCTAATGTGACGTCGGGAACGGCGGGCACGGGCTACCAGGTGGACGATGAGGTCACGTTCACGGCGCCGGGGAGCGGCACCTCGTGCAAAATAAAGATCACGTCAGTCGGCACCAACGGCGCGGTAACGGAGTTTGAAGTCACCGATCCCGGCTCGGGCCACACCGATAGCAGCACACTGGTGGACCCCAGCCCCCCCGCCGGCGGCACGGCCGTTTCTATAGATGTCAAACTTGTGGGCTCGCTAGCATTTGACGCGGATACCGCAAAGCTAAATTTTAAGTTAGGCGCTCTAACAAATATCATAGAACGTATTGAGTACCAGGTTGGTACTCAGATTTGGCAGACTCTAGAAAAAGACGATGTACGCGTAGTATACAACACCGAAATGTCTGAGGCTGCTTTCAATTCGGTATCTAGAAGAGCCCGTCCAACTACGGTTGGGTCGGGACCTTCCTATGATGCCGCGGACCCCTCCTGGAATTCGTCCGATGGTAAATATTTAGACGTTACATTTATCATTCCCGCCTTAACCAAGACACTTGCTCCTCAGTTAGAGACTTTCACTAATATATCAGAGAGCGGCTATCCACTTGCTGCGGCTCCCCACCAGTCTGTTAAGCTTAAGATTTACCTTGCGAACAAGGGCAATGTAGACCTTGTAATTCCCAATAATGAATCATTAACTATTGGTACATCCGTAACTTTTGATGTAAAAGAATCGCCATACCTATCTAGTATTACATACACGCCGGTTTATGCTGGTACTACAACCGCGACCGAGACCCTCCTAGGTGAAACGCCATTGGCGATAAATTCTATTAAGCTTTACGCTAAGCACATTATTATGTGTAACGAGGAACGCGAACAGATGAAAGCGATGCCTCTAGGTCTCCCAAAGCGTCTTAAGATGACCCAGAACGCTCTGATTACCGATGTAGCGAGTGTTCTACAGAAGACCATCGATCTTGATCACTTCTCGTTATACGGTTCGCATCTAATTATCTCTGGTAATCTTGGTAAGGACGTTTACATCAAGACCGCTGAGCTCAAGTTGAACTCGTCTTCATTCTCCGGTGTTCTACCAGCTCAGATGTTAGATTATGCCACCGCTTCTTCGCTTGGTTTATACGTCAATCGTAACATTGAGGGTACCCAGCAAGAGGCTGTCGACGGTTTAGGTCTCCTTGTGTTCCCTCTAGGAAGCTCGGCTTACTCGGGTTCGTCGGTTCCGCTTAACCGTTTCGACAGCATTCGTCTATCTTTAGTTTTCACCACTCAACCAACCGCAACTTCGCCATACATTAGCATCACCTGTGTCGGTGAGACTACTGCTCTATTCAAGGGCGGTGCCGCATCGCTAGCTATGTATTAAAAAAAAATTAATTAAATTTATAATTGTATGTGTTAAATAATATAAATAATTATATTTTACTTATATTAATTAACACTATGGGAAGAGGAGCTCATGCTGCTCATGCCTCTTATAATGCAAGTGGTACACAGGGTATATCAGTTACAAATGAAATAAATGAAAATGAAGAAATACATTCTGTTTTTGTGACTCAAAATGACACTTCTAAACAAATATTACACGGACATAATATTTCCGAGATGACGTGCGCTGGTAAAACAGAGGGTATCACTTCTGAAAGATACAAAATTTTCACTCCAGACGAAAATAGTGATATGCTAGGAGACATCTATTTGAATTTTGAAATGGATTCAGAGATAACAGATTTTGAGTTTGTTGACACGGCACAATCAAATTCGAAATATCCTCTTCAAGAATTATCACAAGAAGACCTCACAACATCTTTTAGTGTAGCAGGGGCTGAACTTAAATCTATGGAATTAGATTTAACCACTCGCGAAGCGCCACGTGAAGAGAGTGTTACTTTAAATATGAGAACCGTTAATAAAATTAAAACTTTTAAAACTTCAAATATTTCCTTTCAAATTGCCGTCGGTCGCGATGATAGTTTTAATGTTGCCTGGAGATATTATGGGTCGCCAAATCCAAACGAGAACGGTGGGTGGTACTATATGAACATTACACAATTTGTTGAAGTTAATGATGTTATTTACGACCCGGAGTTCATACCCCTCACACACACCAACGGTGATGTACCCGGTTCTTTAATATACGGGGGTTATCTTCGTGAACAGTTCATAGGAAAAAGTTCTGGACTTTATTTTACCGATGGAGTCGATAAATCATTTCACAATTGCGACGCCCCTGTACGAGAACTTGCTTTAACAAACCGAAACATGCCAGGCGCAGAATACACCGAAGTCTTTACTTTGAACGAAAATGGATTCAATGACATTTCAGAAGCCGACCAACACAAGTACGACCATTATGTAACAGTAAATACATTAAATTATAGACCCGCCTCTGCCGCCCACGCCTTCCCGCGCGGGCGTAACGGCGGATTTATTGTATCAGGGAAAATATATGGTGAGCCTATTATAATGACCTCTCATGTATTAAATCACGTCAGCTGGCGAATCGGCTATGCGATTTCAATGATCTCATTTGATGCGATACACGATGCCTTCGGATCGCCAGCACCAGCATTCCGTTCAGAAGAAGATTTTAATTCGGAACGAGAAGTGTCTTCAATTTTAACTATAAATGATAATGGAACACAGAAAACTCTTTTATCATGCGGAACTAGATATAATACAATGTTAGGTTTAGATACATCAGGTTTAATCATAAGAAGCTACGACAACGGTGAAACGTGGAAACACGTTGATTTCTACTATGGCGCAGATGCAGCGGCGGATAACTCTTACACAGATGAAAATGAGAATTCGCACAAACGGACTACTGCTGCTGCTGCTGATTATGATTTAGGAGTTTATATTCCGAGTACCGACCAATACTACGACTACACTGGGTCCGATCCAGATTTTGAATACTTCATGCCAAAAGTTTCACAACTTCATACAAATAACACTGGTGTATGGACGGCTATAGGTCAGCAGGGTATACAATCTGCTTCAAACAATGAAAATGATAAATATAGACAATTTGTATTCAGATCTATTGACGACGGTGAAACGTGGCACCCAATTAGACTATTTACGTATCCTGATAATCGTAAAAATAACAGCGTTCAGTTTAATTCAATATTTGTAGATTACGTTACAATTTATTCTACAGATCACGAAGATTGTAAAGTGTTAATGTCGGTTCCTTCAAATACTATTATGGTATCTATTGAGGGATATGAACCCGATTTGCGTCTGCATAAACCGAACGAAGAGTCAGAGCCCCAGACGTACAGTAAAGAGAGTTATGTTTTAATGACTATTGCAAATTATTACGGATTATACCCCGGATATGTAGCGCCTCTGCCAGCAATTGGCTCGCCCGCCTCGGCGCCTGGAGAGCCAGTGCGTGGAACGTGGAATCGTACAGATCATATGATAACTCCTTACCATTTCAATCCCTTGAACGAGGAAGGGGTAGGTAATACTTATTTCGGGCTTTATGAACTTACAGATTTGTGGAGGCCTCCGCAAGTTGGGGATGCGACCTTAGATGATATCACGTACAACTTTTCAGGTGCTATTTCTGACGGTAATAGAGATATTCTTTTTGGAAAAAATGAAGAAAATTTGGTCTCTGAAGAAGGCGTGGAAACGACTGTCGATGTTGGTATAGTAACAATAACATCTCATAATTCCGGTCCGGTTGGAAATAAACCGATTAAAACTATCACAGTTAAATTAGGTACTAATAGAATTATACAGAATATGGTTTATACAAAATTAGGTATAACAGCAATTCTAAAAGATTCTAGTAATAGTGACATTAAATATGAAATAATTCAATCGTCTAATGGGATAAAGTGGGAAAAATTAAAGGGTATTAATGATTTAAATACCAATAAACCTATTTTCATAAAATCTGACTTAAATAGTACTGTAATTTACTCATACAAGTCTACAAATGGAAAATATAGAATATTTAAAATAACCCCTGACAATGTTGATTTAGAAATAGATTCATTACAAAATGAATTAGCTGATATTATGGGTTTAAATTATGTATGTACAGAATGGATAATAACAGGTAAACGTAATCATGACGATGTAGTGGTAAAATCTTACGGCACTATTAAATGGAGAGCTAAAGTTGTCGGTGCGGGGTTTCCTATCATTTTGTCTATTGTTGTAAAAGACAAGAGACTTTATGAGCCATTGGCCATTCTTGATGAAGACGAGTGGCGAAATAATAAAGCAAAAAATTACAGAGTAGGAAATTTTAAATCTTATGAAGTTTCTCATTCCGCTTCGTTAACGGCTACAAAAGGTGGAGGAATTGCGGCATATGTATTACCCGATGTTAGTATTTCCCACGTCCATGAGTACCGGGGAACGAACCCAAGCATCGATGGAAAGTTAATTCAATTAAAAAGTCTTAACGCGCCACAGATACTAGATGAATACCGCGAGTTGATGGATCCCAATGGTAAAACTAGCACAAATGTTAATGATATTATACAAATAACAGACGGAACAATTATATTATGTGGTGAAAATAAACCATTAGTATTTCAACATTACTTCGCAGTGAATGCAACCTATGTTGGTTATGATGGAGTTAATGATTTTATTAATTTGGCCGAAGGACCTGGTAATGATGGTCTAACTTTTGTAGAAGCTAGTTCTATATATAAACCGTCAAGTGGTGGTACAAGTTGTGTGGGGATGACAAAATTTGCAAAAACATTCTATTCATTACATGAAACTAAATTTTTAGAAAATTACTGTCTAGCCATAGGCAAAAACTGGTATGACCCCTCCGACCTCTCCTGGAAGCCTGTCGGAACCAAAGGGTCGATAGAAGAAATGGAAACGTCAGGTTTTACTTCAGATGGCTTACTAGCGTTTAGATATATTCCCGATCCTGTAGAATTTCCAGATTTAACTCCGGGTTATTATTGGAAATTTATTTTCGGTACAGATGATCCAAATATAAAGAGCCTTACAACGGGTACTTGGAATATTACTCCATTCGAAACAATTCACGATGTATATACAAATGACAAACGCGGAATTGTCGTGGTTGGAAATCCCAAAAACGGTAAAAGTCCAATTTTTTATGAAAAACCGGAAACCAACACTTTTAAGGTATTTAGAGACGACTGGTATGAGATACCAATAGAATATCATGGATTTTCTGAAGTTTTATCCGTCTGTTATACAGGTACTAGATGGGTATTTGTAGGTATACCAAATCCAAAATGGATGCTCAACGGAAGTGAAGTTTCAAGCAACAACAATCCACAGGCTGAAAATATAAACGATGGAAAAATATTAGCACATACAACAGATTTATTAGACCCAGACACCTGGGTAATTGAAAATTTCGCCGCTTCAGTTCCAAAGCCTTTTAATGTTAGTAAAAAAACATACGCGGATACTTTAAAATCTTATTACAGTAATGACACTATCAGTAAGGTTAGTTCGTGGCGGGGGAATCACGTTCGACCTGTTAATTATAAAGGAAATTCCAGTGTTATAATAAACGTTTCATTTTACGATGATAATGTTTCTAACGCATACGATATACTACAAGAAAAGGTTTATTTTATGTACGAGAATGGTTCATCAATTATTATTAAACAAAACGATTCTTTTCCGGAACCTACATTAATTTATAGAAATGAATTTCCGGATTCCGTGCCCTGGGAAACTAAAGAACATGGAGGAGAACAATTTAGACCAACATGGGAAACTTATATAAATAATGAGATACGCACTCTATTTAACACTGTATATAAACATAGCTTTAATCAGTATGTCGTTGATTGTGATGCAGAAGGAGAATTCTTTCTAAATCTTTATAATCATCCATATTCAATAGATTATGAAGGTGGAACCGACACCGCAGTTCTACCTTGGCTCAATAGATATAGAAAATTCATAACAACGGATACATTTAGTCTTAGAAATAGGATAGAAGGAAACTGTTACAAAATTGAACAAGTTAAAAATGAAAATTTTGTAACTGGCGTCAATTCTGCAAGGTATCTTGCCGTGGGTAAAGGTATATCCTCGCCAATAGTGAAGTCCGATGACCTTATTAACTGGACCGATGTTGATGTAAAAGACATTTTCACGATAGTATTTGATATCTCTCATAAAAGTGGGCTGTGGGTAGCAATAGGAGAGGGAAATTACAATCTTGCTATATCAAAAGATGGTAAAAACTGGAAAGGCATTTATACAAAGTATCAAAGTGATACATTATCTTCGGACTATTCTAGCGTCTTTAATTCATTAGATTATTACAATGACAAAGATAATAATATAACAGATGTTCTACCATATGTACCAGACTTGAAAGGAATTTTCCTTAGAAATTTATCTATTCTTCGTCTTTTTAGCAGAATAGAGTATCATGTCGGTACACAGATATGGCAAACCCTGACATTTGACGACATTAAAGCAATGTTAGACACTGAATTTGGAGCAGGGGAATATAAAAATTTATTAAAAAATTGTAGTATAATCAATAAAAATGGTTCAACAAGATTAACAGCTTGGATCCCTGGGTTTACAAAAACACTGAACTCTAAGTTAGAAACTTTTAGTAATATTTCGGAGAGTGGATCATTCCCCAGTGGACTGTTAAAAGATCAAAAGTTGTCTATTAAAATTTATTACAACAAATTAGAGAATGTAATAGGAGACACTCTTGAATCCAGCGACATGAATAATACAGTCTTTGACAACTTCATGAATAATACATTAATACCGTCCGACAGAGATACAAATTATTACATCGATTCTTTTTTGGCAGACAATTACGGTTTTCAACTGGGGGACACCTATAAAAATGTAAATGGACATTTTAAATTAAAATTTTCAACAGAAATTCAAAAATTAAGACTTTTTTCTAAAAGATTTGAATTAGATGACATCGAAATAGATGAATTTAATAAAGGCATTAAACAGGTGCCTAAAATGACCCAGAGTTTATATTTCGACGCAGACAATGTCGGATATCTTCTATTGGATTTGGATAGCTTTAATTTATACGCTTCGCATATTATAGTGTCTGGATGGTTAACTTCTGGAGTGTATATAACTGATATGAATTTAGAACTGAATGGTCATACTTACCAAAAAGTTATAGAACCAAGTGTTATAGACTATGCAACTAAATCATATTTAGGTTTAAATTATAACAGATACACATTCAATGGTGTAGACAAAGAAGATGGAACAGGTTCTCTTGTAATACCTTTAGCTTCTACGGCTTACTCAGGTTCTAGTGTACCTCTTGATAGATATGGTAGTATTCGACTTAGAATAAACTTCAATACACTTGCTGGACCGAAGTCTTATATTAATGTAACTTGTGTAGGAACAACTACAGTGTCTTACAATAATAGTACAGCAAACATAGAAATGTACTGATTATATACAGGGTATAAAGGTCCATTTTAAATCTGTACATATTTTCTTCCATATGTTTTCCTGTTCAAATAATTTTTCCCTGCTTTTAAGCAACGGGAAATAAATGAGATATTCGTCCTTATTTAATAATTGAAAAAATTTATACAAAGTATAAGAATAACTTAAAAAATTTTTTCTATTTTTTGGACAATTTCTGTCAAAAGGTTCTTGTATATCATTAAACATACCAACTAATTTTTCTTGAAGTTCATTATTAATAATTAATTGTT